GCAGTTCGGAAAATGCCGGCGTGGCCAGCGGAGTTTCGTCGGCGTCCTCTTGGCGCGCTTCTGCCTCCAAGGTTTCGACGGAGTAAGAGGGGATAGTCTTGTCGGCCTCATCGACGCCAAAGCGGCCGATGATCCATTCGCGCATGCGGCGCCACAGGTTGGCGTTTTGCATGTCGGACCAGTCGCCAAACTCAACGACACCGGCTTCAGCCTCGGCAAACTCAGGATTGCGCAGCCCCTTGACGGCCGGCGGCTGGGCGCCAAGAAAGCCGACGTGCCGTAGGTAATACACACCGGGCACAGGGTTCTGCGGAGAGTCGGGGGCGTAGAAGCTGGAGGAGATCTTCTTGAAGGAGCCGCGGCCGACCATTTCCGCGAAGGCGGGGTCGAGCTGATGCGGATCGGCCTCAAGGCCAGCATCAAAGGACAGGCGCTTGACCCAGCCGTAAGCCGGCGCATCGTGGCGAGGGTGGCCGACAACCAGCGGTGCTTCGTGCAGCGCGGGGTCGTAGGCCCGGGCGCAGGCGGCGAGGTCGGCTTCGCTGAAATCCAGCACGGCACCGCTCATGGCGGTATGCCGGCCAGGCCGGAAAATCTCGAGGGGTTTGGTCGGGGTGCTCATGGGATGCCATGATGGCGAGCACCCCCGGGACGGGTAAGGCGGAAAGGTTGCCGGGGGCAAGCAGGGCAGGGCCTGCGCTTTTTCAGCTTACCCCGAAGCGGCAGCGCCCCGCAAACCCCGTTACTACCCCGTTACTTTCCACGATCACCACCTCGCCGCTAGATCGGTGGCTCCCACCCCCCTAAAAACGCACCAGCGGCGTTTCTAGCCGATGACCCCGGCGAGGAAGCTGGACGTCTTGCTGACGATCTTTACTTCGTCTGCCGTGGTGAGCTGCAGGAAGGGGCGGGCCGGGATGGCGATGCTGTGTGCGGCCTGCTCGAACCACCGGGTTTGCACGCGCTTGTGGCTGGCCTTGGCGAAGATCAGGCCCTTGCCGTTGAAGTGCTCGGTGCGAAGCAGTTCGCCTTTTGCGTCGGTTCGGTGCCGCACCTGTCGGCTTTGTGCCGCCTTGTTGATATTTCCACCGAACTGGTGGATAGCGGCATACACCAGGTTGGTGCCCACCTGGGCGGTCGTGGCGGTGTAACGCATCGTGATTGATGTGCGCAGCTTGCCGGAACGGATCAGTGGATCGTCGCTGTAACCCTTCTTGCGTTTCTCCTTCAGAGTGGATGGCGCGAGGCCCATCCACGCAGGACGGCCATGCTGCGAGAAGTTCTCCATCGAGGCGTCGTGCATCACCCCGGCAATCTGGGCCATCAGCGGCGAGGCATCGCCGGCAAACTTCGCCAACCGGGTCATGGCGGCGGTAACGGGGGCAGCATCAACCTTGAGTTCGATCATGGGCTATACTCTTTTCAGGTACCGGAAACACGGTGAATACTCCCGGCCGTAGCCCGCCCAGCAGCATCGGGCGGAGCGCGTGGAGGTGGATGTGGGAGTCCTCCCCGGTGCCGACCCTACAGATCGAGGGCGTTTCTTACGACCACCCCGCGCTTCATCGCTTGCCGTGCAGCTTTCTCGCTGCTCAAGCGGAACGATGTCAAAAAGAGCGCATTCCCGGATTTGGTCGCTTTCACGACGGCGTGATACATGCGCCCGGCCTGACGCACGAACACCAGGCTGGTGTCCCCGTCACGGATCAAGAGCTGCGCGGCCTCAATGGTCGGCTGCACACGCCAGTAATCCTCAAGGCCAATGCCTTGCCCTTCGCGGCTCACCAGCTGCTTGACCAGCGTATCGTCCGACAGCCACACGGTCTGCGTCTTTGCGCCGAGCAGCGCACGTTCATCGGCACCCAGCACCGCCACCGGGTAGCGCTGGCCAACCGCAAGCAGGTAGCGCAGATCGCCCAAGGTCCGGCCGTCCGCCACACCGGCAGCTACTTTCCCTTCGAGCCCGCTGTACCACTGCGCAAAGGCTGGCCCGGTCAGCTCGCCGTGCACGTAGGCACTTGCCACCTTCGGCTCGTAGCGGTCCAGCTCGGGCTGGAAGCTCACCCGGCCCGCGTTGAAGTTAAAGCCCGGATCCGGCGCGAAGTACTTGCCCGGCGCGTACTCGAAGCGCGTCACCGTGGCTGTTGGTGCGCCTGGCTTGCGCGAGGTGGGCATCTCGATGTCCGAGAGCCGGCCCTCGCTTGTCGAAAGATCGATGTTCCGCGCCTGAATGTCCTGCCGGTCCAGCGCCCGCACCGAGCAACGGCAGCAGTAGCCGTTGGGCGGAAAACTCGTCCCCCACAGCGGATCGTCAAAACGGAATACCCGGCCGTTGAGTGCCGCATGGGCCGGGCGCGTCCGGCTGTCCATCACCGCCACGTATTCCCAGTAGGGCCTGTCTGCGACGTTACCCATGAAGGCTTTGTAATGCCCGGCCATGTAGGCGCCCTGCATGTTGATGTCGAAGATCGTCGCCAGGCGCCGCGGCGTGAGGCCCTTGCCAGCCATCTCGCCAGTTTCCGGGTCGGTCTGTGCCGCTAGGCCCCACCAGCCCTTGCGCTCCAGGAGCGGAGCCAGCTTGCGGGCAAAGGTTTGCCGCGTCTCGCCGCTCTTCAGCGCGTCCACCAACCCAGTCTTGATGTCGGCCAACACATCCAGCTTGGTGATGCCTGCCACCGTGAACGCCTTGGCGTGGGCCTCCTGCCACACGTCGCGCCAACTCCAGCCGATGGCATAGCCCTTGGCCTCCAGGTAGGCAATCGCATCCTCTGGCGGCAGGCCGATCAGGTGCGCGAGATCAGGTGCGCCCACTGATGCGCCCCCACACGTCGGCCACAAAGATCGCCCTGGCAATCAGCGTTTCAAGCGCAGCGCTGTCGAGCTGGGGGTATGCGGCAAGCAGGGCGTCGCCGGCGGCATCCGGCCCCTCGCCATGTTCCAGCGCGGCGATGGCGGGCGCCAGCATGGCACGCATGGCCGTGTCGATGGCGTCGGCCGGCAGGTTGGCCAGCGCCATGTCGAGGGCTGCCTGAGCAGGGTCGGTGGCAAGCGGTGCTTCGGCAAAATCAGCGCCAGGCGTCGGCGTGTTGCCGGCCTTTGGCCGCACATCTTCCCACTCGCCACCATAGGCTTCCTGCACATGCGCCAAGGTCGGACGAAAGCCCATTGCGAAGAGGTTTTTATCGCGCTCGCTACGGGCCTTCTCATCAACCGGCTTTTTGATCGGCCGCCAGATTTTCGGCGGTTTCGCGCCGGGGCAATTAAACGCCGTCAGCCACGGGCTTAGGGTGGCGTTGAGTACGGCAGAGAGCAGGTCGGCATCAGCTTGAACCAGCTCCAGGCGCACCTCCTCACGGGTGTTGGCGGCTGCGGCCAGCCCGCCGCCACTGCCTTTGCTGGCCGGCGATTCGCCGAGCACCGCAACGGTGATCTGCTCATCCATGTAGCGTGCGAACTGCTCGTAACTCGCCGTGCCGCCGCGCGTCGCCTCCAGCAGTGACACCTCCATGCCCTGCGGCACGGCAACGCCGGCATCCTGGGCAATAGCAGCCAGTGCGTTGAGCAGATCTCGCTTACCCGGATCCAGCGTACCGGATGGATACTTCCCGACCACGGTCGGCGAGCCGAACTTGTCGAGAAACGTGAGCCAGAAGGTAATGTCCTTGCGCTTGAAGAAGGTGGGCCAAAAGAGGCGTGACCCCAGCCCCAGGCCGTAGGGGTTGCCGTCCTTGGCGCCGAAGCTGTGCACGATGAACTTGCGCGGCGGAACGGCTTCCCCTTGGAGCAGGGCCGACCAAGTCTTGAGCCGTAGCCGGTACTCGACATCAAAGGCAAAGCGACGCTGATCGCGCGGCCGCACCTCTCGCAGTACAACCTCACGGCCATCGGTGTCCCACATGAGCTCGCCGACCGCAAAGCCCTTGAGCAAGGCGTCTAGCAGGTTGTAGCAGGCAAGATCGAAATTGCTGGCGAGCGCAACCTGCTCGCCGGGGTTATCCGTTGCCGGCTCGCCGAGGGCGGCCAGTTGGGCGCGCACCATGTCGGCGGCCCGCACATCGGCGGCGCTGCTCGATGCCGGGTCAACCTGCCAGGGCCGCGCCACCACGGCGAGCTTGCGCTTTTGCAGCATCCCGTAGGCGTGGCAATCCCGTTCGATCTCGTCGTATATCTGATAGCTCTTGCCCGCTCCCCGCGTGTGCAGCGTCTGGTCGCCAGACTGCAATATCCCGAGGTACGGGGCGTGGAGGATATCTTTCGCGGCAGTGGCGATCTCATCGCGAATAGGCTGGCCGTGTTGGTTGAGAAGGGCAGTCATGGGCTCACAAGTAGTCGCGGTAACGGTCGGGGGAACGGGCGCCAGCGCCCACGCTGCTGAACTCGATCTGGACATCGTCTTCGCGGCTGGCCGCATAAGCCATCAGATAGGCTACCCCCGCATCACCGTGGCGCTGCTGCCCGTCCTGCCCCTTGCTGCGGGTGTCCGGCAGCAGCGGAATGCCTTTGACGACTTGGAAGGCGCGCAGATCGTCCAGGTGATCGGCGTCGCGGATCAGCTCGACGGTGCCGTCCTCCAGGCCGGCCTTGAAGGGCGCGGTGTTGTCCCGATACCACCCCTGCGAAAGCATCACAGCCTCGACGCGTGGCCCCCACTTTTGCACGGCCTTTTCGGCCAGGTACTGGCCGTTACCGCGCGCGTCGAGTTTTCCGGCAAACAGCCGGGGCAAGCGTTCACCTATATAGAAGAGGGCCTCGCGCTGCTGGTCGAAGGGGCAGTCGGAGAGCTCCAGCCCGAGTGCAAAGCGACGGCGCAGCGCTGCGCCTATCTGAAAGGCCAGCAGCACCGACAAGTCGCCGTTGCGGCCAAAGTCCATGCCAAAGCCCGAGCGCAAAGCGGGGTCGAGGGTGGCCAGCACGGGGCGGACATGCGTATCGAGCCAGTCGCGCATCTCGGCTGTACGCAGGTGCTCGGGCCACAGCGCAAAATCCTTGGCCGGCGGCTTCCAGCGCAGCACCGGCGCCGGCACCATGCGCGCCTCGATCAGCGCACGCGACAGCCAGGCGCCACCGCTGTTGCTCGGCACACAGTCGAGTTCCTCGTCCGCCGCGGCGCCGTACTGGCTGTAAATCCCCGCGACCCACGCATCCTTTGCCTCAGTGCTCGGGGTTTGCCGCGTGCGCAAGCACACCCGCTCATACAAGCCGTCACCCACCGCCTCCAGGAAGGGCACCCGGTGCAGGCTGTACGGCCGCTTGCCGGCGCGAATATCGAGGCACAGCCCGTTGAACGGGTTGTCCACCCCGTTATGCGTCGAGATCACATGCACCTCGCCCCCCCAGATCAGGAGCGCCAGCGCCGCCTTCAGCAACTCGGCCTGGTCCGTGTGAAAGGCGAACTCATCCAGGATCACCCGGCCTTGTTTGCCCCGCAGGTTGCGCGGCGCCGACGACAGCGCCTCGACCCTAAAGCCTGACGAGAAGCGCAGCGTGTAGATAAAGATCGACTTCTTCTCGTCACCCTCGTGCCACACCTCTTCGGTTTCCGAGATTTCGCCCGCCGCCAGCGAATAGGCTGCGGCAAAGGCCGCGCAGTCCTTGATGAACTCCTGCGCCATCTCCTTCATGTAGCCGATATAGAAGGCGTTCATCCCTGACTGGCTGGCGGCGAGCAGCGCCGTATCGGCTGCCTCGGCCCACGACAGGCCGATACGCCGGCTTTTCTCGATCACCTTCACCTGGGCACGGTCGCGCACCCAGCGCTGTTGATACGGCAGCAGCGCCGTGGGCGTGCGCGCAGCGCGGGATTCCACGACTGCGCTCATTCCGACACCCCGAGAATCTTGGCGCGGATCACTTCTGCCGAGTCGTCCGACAGGCCGGAGGACTTGGTCGAGTCGGTAGCACCGGCCGCACGGGCGCGGGCGCGCAACTCTTCGAGTGGCGCGGCGATCTGCAGTTTGCGGGTTTTGGCGAACGCGTCGAGCAGATCGGCCAGTACCATGCCACGGGCCGGGGCCACGCTGCCGGTCCACGTGGCTAAGGCCTTGAGCACATCGATCGTTAGCGCCTGTTCGCTCACGTCCGGCATGAACGACTTGGCGGCGCTGCGCAGCTTGCTCATTGTGTCGCCCAGCGATGCGACAGCGCTGGCCGATTCTGCCGGGTCTCGGATCTCCCCGAGCCGATCCAGCAGCGCCTCGCAGCGCATCAGCGCAGCGGCGATGATGCGGCCCATGGCCTGCTCGATGCCGCCGCCGGCCACGATCATGGAGGCGGCCCGAAAACGGTCCCAATCGTCGCCGGCACTGCGCGCCGCCCGGAACCAGTTCCGCGCAGTGGGGTAAGGCACGCCGACTTTGTCGGCCGCAGCCTCCAGGGGCAAACCACCGATGTAGGCGGTGCGGAGCTGCATCTTTACTGCGGGATCGTGGGCCATGTCAGAGCACCAGGGTGCGAAGGGCGGGCTTGATGGCCACGTCCCACAACCAGGGCAGGCCAGTAGCGGCGGCTGCTCCGGCCGCGATACAGATGGCTGCAAAAAGATTGAATGCCGGACCGAAGTTCGGAGGCATCAGAGAACCACCCAAGCGAGGCCAGCACCGACGGCGACGCAAGCAATAGCCAGCACACCCACGGCCGGGCCGATCTCACGGCCATCAACGGCGCAGACCATGGCGAAAGATGCAAAGGAACGAAGCAGGCGGCGCATCAGAAAAGCTCCCTCAAAAGTTCAGCGTGCTCACGCCCCTCGGCCGTGATTTGCACCATGTCTCCACTCACTCGAACGGCGCTAAATTCGGCCAGGCAGCGCAGGTCAGAGCGAACTTTGTCGAGCGTCACGGCGATGCCATGCACGGCCTCAAGCTCATTGCGCAGTTCGCGGGCAACGCTGTGGCCACCGGCAAACGCCAGCGTGCAAAGCAGCGAGTTGCGGCGCTTCTTGTCGTCATCTGTCATTGCTTACCCTTCTTGTTTGCGCAGCAACATGCGGAGAATGTCGGTCTGCCCACGGTTTTCGCCGACCAGCTGATTGACGGTGGCTGACAACGCATTGACGGACTCATAGACCTTGGCCAGATCGCTATGCGACGGAATGCTCTCGATCTTGGCTTCAATCCCCGAGAGGCGCTGGCTGTGCTGGTTCAGCGAATCGGCTGTTGCTGCCTTATGGCTCGCCAGTTGATCGGCCGTTGCGCGGTTCTTGCGATCCATAATCGCCCACCAAAAGTTCGCGAAAAGGCCCGCCGCAACAAGCACGTCAAAGTAGAACCGCAGGGCGGCGTAATCGATATTCATTGAAAGCCTCAGCGGCGATAACGCCGGGCGATCCGCTCGGCTTCGGTTTGACAAGCGACGCACAGCTGCACGCCGGGGATGGCTTCTCGCCGCTCTTCAGGGATGTGGCTGAAACACCCCACGCACTCCTGGGCACTGGATACCTCCCAGTTGCGCTTGTAGTGCCCTCGGGCGGCCTCAATGGCGGCCTCCCGGTCCTTCTCTTCCTGCTCGCTGGCACGGTCGAATTCATCCATTACTCAAGGGCCTCCGTGCAAGCGGTATGGACACGGCGGCAGTCGCCATAGAGCTCCATAAGGTCACTCACCCACCGGCGAAACGTCACCGGCTGGCCGTCGGTCAGGGTTGGCATCGGTGGGCACGGTGCCTGGCAGGCTGCCGGCGGTGGGGCCAGAAGCGGCGTTGATGGCATCGACGGAGCGGCGGAACAGGCTGAGAGACTCAGTATCGAGGCCACAATCAGCAGCAGCCGGATGGCGGGCAATGTCATGTTCGAGTGCATCACGGCGCCTTACGCCAGCCACTTTCGCGGCTGCGTTTCCGGCAACAAAGACCCGGTTTTCTTCGGTGCGAGCGACAGCCGTTTTACGTGCTCGGTCAAGAGCGGCGTTCTGAGCGGCAGCGCGTTCGGTTTCACAATCGCCTGCCGCAATCTTGTGACCGAGGTGGTAACCGCACCCGCCGCCCAGCAGTAGCCCCACAGCCAGGGCAAGAGCAATGAACCGGAACACATCACGCCTCCTGAAAGTAAGCGGCGTACTTGCCGCGCCGCACGTGCATCACGTTGCGCACATGGGTGTTGGTGATGTCGTGGGCGCTCTGTCCGTAGCCGTGCCAGCGGGTCTTGCTCTGGCTGCTGTAGCGTTCGGCACCGCCGAACCACACCGCAGCGTTACACCCGGCGACCTGGGCACACAAACGGCGGCGGCTATACACGCACCCCTGACCGCAGTTGTAGGCGGCATCGCACATCGCCAGCGCATCGGCGGACGCGGGTACCAACTGGGAGAAGTGGCGGTAGCACTGCCGGTTCTTCACCGTTACAGCCCGCAATTGCATGCGGGGGTTGTAACGGTCGGCCCATGCCCAGGTGGCAAGGGCCGCATCGGCCTTGGCAATATCCGCCAGCGCATCAAAACGCAGCCGGCCGCGGCTGTCGTAGGCGCGGGTGAATTGCCCCAGGCCGACGCCTTCCTCGCGGGATGTCTTGAGCGTGGCATTCACGCGCCAGCCGCTTTCCTGCTCCACCTGGGCGGCCAACACAGAGCGCATCGGCATGTCGGGCCAGTGGGTGTCGATCTCTTGCGCGAGCGTCGGCAGATGCTGCACGGCACCGGGCGGAAGGTCGCCGGCCAGGGCACGTGGCGCGACTGCCAGGAAGAGCAGCCCGGTGAGAATGCACAGGCCGAGGTAGGCAATGCCAGCAGCCACATTCCCGCCCTCGATCATCTCGGCCAGGCTCTTGCCACGCACGGCATCGGCAAAGCCCCGGCGCAGCCAATACACGACGATGGCCGCAGGGAGCACGCCCACCAGGCGCGTCAGCTGCTCAATCAGATCCTGCCCGTGCAGCGGGTCGCGGGCGAAGTACAGGCCCACAACCGCGGCCGAGGCAACACCGAAGACCAGAAAGCGGTAGCCGAACAGGCGGCGGATGGCATCCATGATCAGAACCCGTCGCCGTGAAGGATTTCAGGCGCTTCACGCACCACCAGCACCTGCGCCGAATACACGCACAAGGTCTGCGACTCGCCCGGCTGCAGGGTGTGAGTCTTGATCGGCTGCGGCGTCACAGCACCACCGGGCGAACGGTGATGCACGTCGATGAAGGCCGGATCGCCAGTCTTCTCGTTGTGGGTGATGCTGATGCGGATGGTCATGTCGGCCTCTCAGGTCTGGGAAAGATGGCAGCGGTGCGCGGCGCTGAGGTAACGCCAAGCCTGCCCACTGCGGGCGCACGGGCGCATCTCCTGCTCGGCCATGCCGGCATCACTGCGGGGCACGGCCGACGATTCAGCCGACGGCACCAGCCAGTGCGAGCAAAAGCCGCAGGTCTTGACGACGGGCGGGTGCGGGGCAAGGGAGTCGGGCAGCGGGTACATGGCGCCATCTTCGCGCGCGCGCGGTTTTCAGATAACCCGGAAGGGGTTCCGCGATAGGCGTAAAAAAACCCGCCTGAGCGGGTTTATGAAGGGAGTTCTTGAGGGATCAGATCAGTGCGTCGATATGCTCTGCGTGCGGTTTGGCGTCGCAGTCACCTATAGGCCAAGCGCTCTCTTTACGGGCTCCCAATACTCGTCGCTTGAAGAACTCCATGTCTTTGCACAAAGATCAGCTCGAAAACTCTGCTCCTCCATAAACCTGCTGCACAGGAAAACCCCCAAGAAGATAACGATGAAGGCTTGGATGAAAGAAAAAAGCAAACCGAGCATGCCGCCCAAAATGACAGATCCCCAAAAGAGCAGCCCAGAAAAGAAGGTGTGGTATCTGGCGGTTTTACCCCAAATTTCAGTCTTGGTGCTTCCATAAGTAAAGGGTGTATCGCCCTGAAAGTCTGAAACGTGCGCCAAGAATGCGGATATCTTCGGGTGAACCCAATCGTTTGGATTTCCGCAAGTAGGGCAACTGTCCGCACGAACTGCAATGCTGTGACGACACGAACGGCATTCAATCAGCTCAGTACATGGATCAGTCATCGTGGCTTCCTCAATTTTTCCCAAAAATTCCGGAAGCCTAAAACAACCCGATCTGCTTGTCATCAACCTCCGGCCCGAGGATGTTCCGGATCTGCCGCTCCGACAGACCATGGGTCACTGCCAGCCGGGCATGGGTGGCACCATCTGCGCGCTGCCCCCTGATCTGCTTGTCACGCGCTGCCTTTACGGCGATCTCCCCCTTCGGAAAATCAAACTGATCCTGCCCGCCAAACTTCTCGAAGAACCGGGCGGCCTGCTCATGGCCAATCAGCTTCACGATGGGGTGATCTGAATCGAAGCGCTTGGGCACATACAAGCGCGTACCACCGTAGGACTTCACAAGCACCAGCGTGGCCTGCAAGCCAATGAGCTCGGCAATCTCTTGCAGGATGGGCGGCAGGTAACGCGCTTCGATCTCGATGCTCATACGCCGTGCCTCTTGCAGTAGATTTCAAAGGCCTGGACGATCTTGTGCAGCAGTTCCTGGTCACAGAACTCCAGGGCCGTGGTGCAGCCCACCATCTGCTTCGCCGTCCCTTCCACCCAGCCCTTTGATGCTACGGGCACCTGCGGCGTGAAGAGCTTTCCGCAACGCTCGGCCAGCCGATAGATCTTGCGCAGGTGGGCCTGCCGGTCTGGCAGGCACTTGAAGACGAAGCGCCACTCGTCGGCATCGCCCTTCTTCGGTACCGCCGGGGCGGCCGGGTCGGTGAGCTTCTTCAGATGGACGATGACGGCGTCGAGCTGGGGCACGCTCATGTCGGCCGCGCTGGCCTTGCCGGGCACGATGTTGCCGAGCATGGCGCGGTACGTTGCATCGTCCAAGGCGAGGCCCTTGCGGCCCGTCATGGCCTTGATGGCCTTGATGCGGGCGCGGCGGGCGTCTTGGTTCCAGGCGGGTACAGCCATGGCGTTGGTCCTTTCTCGGCGTTAATCGGCTTGTTGGATGGCCCCGGGGTAACGAGACCATCGGGCAAGGCGGTTAATGGCTGGGTGTCGGTGCGGAGCCGCCTTTGACGATGCAGCGATCCGCCACAAACTCATCGACGGCGGCGAGCACATCCTCGGGTTTTCCTTTGAGGCGGGCCGTGACGATCTTCGTCAAATAGCCGCCCATTTCTTTGGCAATTCCATCGGAGGCTTCAAAGGCCTTTTCAAAGGCAATCTCGTACAGCCGTTTCAGGGCCTCGGCTGCAGAGGCATCGTCCATGGCGCGAAGCACAGGCAGGATTGCTGCGATGCTGTCTTCGATGCCTTTTGACTCGTGGAGAACTTTCGAGATGGGGGTGTTCATGGTTCAGTCCTTTCGGGTACTGCGACGCTGTTGGAGACTTCATCCGCCACGATGGTGATCGACTCGCACACCCGGCACAGGTGGTGGATAGCTGCGCGGCCCGAGGGGAAGTAGGGGGCCAAATAGGCAAACTTCCTAGCCGCCTTGTCGATGGCATCCTTGCGCTTCATGCCGCATGCCACCTCAAACTTTACAATCGCCTCCTGCTCCTTCTTGGAGCGCAAGGGCCTCTCCATCCGGCGCATGAACTTCTGCTCCGGGCACGGATTCTTGAGGTCAAGCCAGACACCCTTCATCCAGCCATTGACGTAGAGGGCCAAAACAAAGCGCAGGCCCGACTTGTCTTTGCTCTGCGCCTGGAGGCCGATCTGGTATCCATCGCAGTCCAGCTTCAGGGAGGCGAAGGGAGAGTTGAGCTTCTCGATCAACTCGGCTTTCAGTTCTTTCGTGATCGTGGCCATCACGCCCCCTCCTTTGCTTCGCCACCCAGCACTTCAATCAGCGCCGGGATCAACCGCGACAGCTCGCCGCTCATCAGGGCAAAGTCGGCTTCCATCTGCATGTCGGCGGCGTCGGCCTGGCGTTCGGCCTCTTCTTTAACGATGTCGAGGAACGCCAGGCGCTTGATCTCCATCTTCTCGGTGAGGATGAAAGACACGCGGTCGTCAAAAGTCAGGGCGATGCGCGTCGGCAACTTGCCAGCAGCCAAGTGGTCCTTCACGTCCTTGCCGTCGAGGGCATGGCGCACGTAGCGCACGGCGGCGTGCTCGTCGGTGACTGCGCGCAGCTCGCAGTCCTGGTCGATGGTGAAGAGCTCGGGGGGAGAGCCAAAGGACAGCCAGTCGGTCATCAGGGACACTGGCGACAGCAGCGTCTTGACCATCTGCACCGGCAGCTCGTCGAGGCTGTCGCGCAGCGCGTCCAGGATTTCCTCGGCGCGGGCCGGGCTGACGGCATCGATCACGAGCCAGCCACCGGCCGGATCGATCCACGCAAAGGCCTTGCGGCGGCGTGAGAAGGCGCGGGGCAGCAGCTCCTGCAGCACCGCCTCCTTGATTTCCTTCATCTGCTTGCGGCCAGGCTTGAAGCCCTGCTGCGCTTCGATGATCTCGGCCTTGTCGGCCGCCACTTCATTCACCACCGACGAGGGCAGCAGCTTCTGCTCGACGGCCAGCGCGATGAGGAACTGGCCACCGACCGCCATCACGAAGCGGTCGTCCTTGGTCGGCGAGGTCCACCCGCGGCTGGCCATGTCCTGGCTGCCGCAGGGCTGGAAGGGGTGGGCGGAGAGTTTCTCCTGGAGTTGCTCGGCCGTGATGGCCCAGCCGACGGGCAGGCGGTAGATCTGGAGGTTACGGAACCACATGGCCGGCCCCTCAGACCGACGCCACGTCCAGCGCGATCGCGCGGAACTGCTCGGTGTTGCCGATGCGTTCATAAACGCGCACGTAGCTCTTGCTGCCAACCACTTGCACGGCTTCACCGATGGCCCGCATTGCGGCTTGCCAGCGCTCGTCGTTGATCTCCAGCCGGCGCAGGCCGAGGACGCGGCCGGTGTTGATCTTGCCGGCCTTGTCGACCTGGAAAGCATTGTTGATGAGCGCGTGGATCTCCGGGCGGGAGCCGGCGGACCAGTCTGTGATGCACTCATCGATGAGGGCTTTTGCTGCGATCAGACGTTCGTCGAAGCTGATCGACTCTGCGACGGCGCGCTGAACTTTGTAACGGCCGTCGAAGCTGGCCAGCGAGACGTTGCCTTTGCCGGCCGCACCGCGCAGCTGTACGCCGTACTGCTCGGCGCTGAGTTCGACGAAGGCTTCGATGTCGCCGAACACGGCGCCCTTGAATGTGGAAATGGCAGCGCTGAGGATCTTGGCCTTTTCGACGATTTCGAGGACGAGCTTGTCGCGCTCGATGTCGACGGGGCGGACGGTTTCAATGGGGACGAGGCGGCCGGCGCTGTCGGCCATGAAGCCCGGCGGAACGGTGAAGCCTAGCGGTACCGTCGCAGGGGTGGGTCTCTTAAGCATGCGTTACTCCTGGGTGAAGTGGGCGTGGAGCCCAATTGCGGCGACGATCAGCTCGACGAAGCCAGCGGTGTTGAGTGCGGGAATGGGCATGGCCATGAAGGCCAGGCCGTTGATGGCGAGCAGCAGGCAGGCGAGATAGACGCGGATCACGGCTCGACCTCCGCCATCCCGCTGTCGGTGATGCGATAAACCTTGGCGCCGGTGCGCGGCACGATGCCGACCTGCTCGATAAATCCCTCGGCGACCAAGTGGTTGAGGATGCGGCTGGCAGCGGGGCGGGTCAGGCCGATGGCGTGCATCAGGTCGGTGCTTTCCACCGGGCCGGCCGCGAGGGCCAAGTGGGCCAGCACCTGCGGCGTGCGGGGGCTGACAGAGCCCACCGGCGCGGTGTCGTGCGGCGCGTGCTCAAGCATCGCCGCCCGGAAGATCTCGGCCGAGCGGAGATCCGGGAAGCGGTGGATCTCGCGGTTGGAGGTGACCAGGGTGACGGCGCTCATGCGGCGAGCTCCTCGGTGCAGTCCACAACCGTGACCAGGGGCTTCGGCCCTTCGGGCAGCCTGACCCAGTGGGTCACGATACTGCCGTCAAAATCGCGCGAGCAGAGATTGGCACCGACGGGCCAGCCCGTTACGTCGTGCCATTTCCCATGATCAACAAACCCCGTCGTGACTTCGATCTCGCCAAGGGGGCGCTGGATGGCGATCAAGACGGTTTCATCGTCATTGGGCAGCGCCTCGCTCACGCTCACCCACTGGATCACGCTCGCCTGGGTCACCGCGTGCGGCGTGGCCAGCGTGATGCCGGCCTGGTAGCTGTCGAGTAGCGCGGCAGCATTGCCGAGGCTGTCGGCCTCATGCTTCAACGTGGCGCCGCCATGCTTACGGAAGAACGCGGACTGGCTGTGAAGAAAGTCCACCAGCTCGCGCGCCTCGTCACGGCTGCTGTCGATAACGTGGCGGCTCATGCTGCACTCCCTTCTTCGGCCGGCATCTCGCCCGGCTCAACGCAGTCGATGACGATGTTTTCCGGGGGCACGGCCTTGGCCGGCGGCACCAGCAGGGCGATGGCAATGGTGGCGACGATGCCGGCAGCGAAGCCGACAACCACAGGCCACAAGCCGACGCGCGCCTCGGCGCAGCGCGTCGGGGCGATCTCCGCCGGCGGGCTGAACAGCTTGTCGGTATCCACCGGGTCGTAGCGCCCGGCCAGCAGCACGACGCTCCGCCCCGCTTGCACGGTGGCCGGGCCGTAGGTGCGCTCCCACACCGGGTCGCAGCCAACCGCATGGATGTACATCACCGGATCGCCCGGGGTGTAACGCGCGTTGAATACCTCGACACGGCGAGTGGCAAGACGGTTCTGGATTGCAAGGGTTTGCATGGACATGGTCATTGCTCCTTCTTGGGCTCGGGTTTGTGCGGGCAGCTCTGGCAGACCTGCCAGAGAGCGAGGCGATACGGGTTGTGGGTGGGAGCGGGCTGAAGGGCGCTCCGGCATTCATCGCGGGGCTGTTGCTGGAGGGTGTGCGGGCAATGGACCACTTCGAGCCGGTAAGTCACGCGGTCGATGAAGGTCTGCGGCGGCGGGTTGATGTCGCCAGACATGACGCGCGAGACGTAGGGCCGGGAGACGCCAAGGCGGTCGGCCACGCGCTGCTTGCTGCCCAGCTCGGCAAGCGCCTCTTTCAAGAGGCGACGCCACTTGGGACCCTTCATGGACTCCAACAGGGTGAGTTGCGGCTCAGTCATGGCAGTCGTCCCAGGTTGGCTCTTCGCGCCAGATCACGCGTCCGAGGTTGGGGTCGTACACGCTGCGGGTGCGCTGGATCATGGGCGGGCGAGGGCCATGGTCGTGATCGAGCTTGAGGTTGTAGCGGGCCGGCCGGGCCTGGCAGCCGCGCTTGGCCGGCTGGATTTCGTCCAGGTAGCCGGCGGCGTGCAGGGCCAGCACGTAGGCCTTGGCAGTGTCGGGCAGTACAGGGTGGTCAGCGGTGCTGGCGTAGGCGGCCACTTCGCGGAAGTCGAAGGTGGGCAGAAAGTTGCGCATGGCCTGCCACATGGCTTCGTTTCCGCGACCGCTGGTGGCTTCGCTGCCGTCCTTGCGCACGCGCGGGGCTTCGACACCGTTATCCAGTTCAATCCAGTAACGGGCGGACTCGCCGCGCCGTACAGGTTCGTGGCGCCCCAGGTAGCCGCCGAGATGCAGCGCCCGGAGGTATTCGCTGACGGCCGGCGCTTCGATCTTGCAGGCGCGGGCGATGTCGGCTGCAGTGAATCCGCCGTTCTCGGGATTACCACCGATACCGGTGTCGCGGACGGCCTCCCAGATGCGCTGGCGCGGCGACTTGCCGCCGACCATTTCAAGGTGGGCGGGCTTACGCGACATGAAGGCTCTCCCTGACCTCGCAACGAC